CAGATATAGCAGTAAATTTTGGATGATCCCACATAAATTCAAATGCTTTTTTTATTCCTCTCCATAATGTAACTAATTCTTTTATTGGTATTAGAAGTAATCCTAAACCAAGTACTAGTTTGCCCCAGTTGTCTTTTAAGAATTTCAATACACTACTTTTTTCAGCTCTTTTCTTCATAAAATCTGATAGACGTTTTAGAGTACCTGTTTGTTTTTCTTCTTCATCTTGATTTTTTTCATCTCTTTTCTTTTGTTCCATCATAGCTTCGGGAGTCATGGCATGGGTATTTTTAGCTATCACATCTAATTTAGCTGTAACTGGTTTAAGTGCATTGGTCATAGCTGCAAAAATACCCTTATTAACTGTTGGACCGATTTTTCTTGTCAACATTTCTTCAGTTTCGTTTGGTAGTGCTGTTGCCATTTTAGTTACCCTCTTTTATTGTTTTCTGCTTTGATTCTTTCATTTTCTTCTGCCACATGCTTTACTAATAAATTAACGTAAATTTCCCTTTCCCAAGGTATCATATTTTCTAATTCAGTTAATGAATATTTGTGATGTTGCATCATACTAAAATTAGTAGTTATAAGATTTGCTAAGGATTCCTGACAAAGGGCTAATCGAAAAAAGATGCGAGTCCCTCCAAAGTCATTTCTTTTTTATGATTGCAAGTTTTCTTTTCTTTACCCTTACCTTTGATTTTATTTTCACAGTTTAGTACAATTTTATGTTTAAGTGTAGGCATTGTTTCAAAGAATTTAGCTATCCGTTGAAAATTCTCGTCTGTTAGAGATTCAATAAAATCACGCATTTCTTTTTCAGTATGATCTTTTGAAGGATATGTATTTTCTTTATCATATATACAGTCTATGCAATTCATTATTGTCTCAAATAATGCTTCTACATTTGTTATTGTATCTTGCATTTTTTCAACATCTAATTGCATTTGTATTGTTGGATATTTCATCATAACACCAATATCATCATTTAATTTTATATTATTGGTATGTTCTTCATTTTTATTTACTTTAATCTCATCTATGTTGATTGCTGTTTCTATGGGATTTTGACATTTTTCACATTTAAATTGTAGTTCAATAATTTCACCTTTTGCTTTTCCTCGTAGTTGTAAAAAGATATATTCAATATCAAAAGTTGCAAGCTTATCTACATCAATTTTTCCATATATACAGTTTTCAATAATTGTTTTAGTAGCATTAACTATTTCTTCTTGACTTTCACTTTCCATTGCCACAAGAAGTATTTTTTCTTCTTTAACTAGAAAAGGTCTGTATTTTAATTCTTCTCCTGTTGATGGTAATTTTAATCTGTATTCGGGTACTGCTATAGCTGGTAATCCCATTTCATTTAACTCCTATATAAAATTATGTTTTTAATTATTAAAATTCTAAATCATCTGTATCTACTACCATATTTATTGCTCCACCTATGTTGTTTTGTGGATTTGGTGAAAAATCTGAATCTGTTCTAGTGGTGAAAAAATGTTGTGCATTTGAAACTGTTTGATCTGCAACTGCTTTTATAGTACTTTCTAATTTGGAAAAATCTGATCTTGCTTGGTTGTCTCTTGTAACTTCATCAGAATTTTGACCGTTATCAGTTAGATATTTATGTTCATAATCACGATAAGTAAAAGTTACGTTAGCTGTCATTATCGCATCATTTGTACCAAAGTCTAAAGATATCGGATCAATTTGTTTTGGATATGCTTCGTTGAATCTCCATTGTCCAGAATTATTACCAGTTCTATTTATTGTTGTAACTTTTAAGAATGATTGATATGTATTTGGTAAACGATAATGATTTGTATTTTTATCTACAATAAAATCTATCCAATCTTGAAAAAATTTTAATTCTCTTAAATCACTACTAATATAAAATCCAAGAATAATATCTTGATAGATTTTTTGATATGCAATAGAACGAAATCCAATGTCTTTATCTGTTGTTGCTATATTGTTGCCGGGAATTTGTGCTTGAAAACACCGCATTCTATACAAAGGCATATTTTCAGCTTTTTGGTGGCCCAGATCAACATAAAAAAGATTTGGTCTTGCAAATCCTTTTTTGAAACTTGATTTAATTAATTGAATCATACTATTTCTGCTCCGTTATAAATACCAGTAACCCTATATTTATACATCTAATATGAATTTTCGTAAGCACGTTGGCAAATATAAAGTACACAATAAGGCAAAATATGTAGCAGATTTGCAAGAAGTTGTGTACAGATCCTCTTGGGAACTCAAATATATGAAGTATCTCGATAGACACCCATCAGTTTTAGAGTGGGCATCTGAGAATGTTATTATTCCATACTATAATCAGATTGAGAAGAAAACTAGACGTTATTTTGTAGATTTTTATGTAAAAGTAAAAAATCCAGAGGGAGAGATAAATAAGTATATTATTGAGGTGAAACCAGCTAGTCAATGCAGACCACCAAAGAAGAAAAAGAGAATATCAGTTAAATATAAGAATGACTTGAAAAGATTTATTATTAATCAGAGTAAATGGAAAGCAGCTCGTAAATGGGCAGAAAAACGTAATATGAAGTTTGTTATTTTGACTGAAAAAGAGTTGGATATTCCATCAAAACCTTATAAATATAAGAAGAAGAATGGCACTTAAAGATAAAAAAGAAATAGTCCCAGTAGTAGCAGATAAACGTATATTGGCTGCTTTATCCGTTGCACAAAAATTGCCTGGCTTAAGGACTTTGTTTAAATTATTATTTAATTTACTTATTAAAGGTCGTATAAGATCAATTGATGATCTAGGAACAAATAAAGAATTTCTATCTAATGTAAAACAACTTAAACCAGCTGAATCTAAATTATATACAAAAGTATTAGTGCCTATTGGTTTTCCGGGTTTACAAGTTGTCAAAGGTAAAGTTGTTAGAGTTAGTGGAAGAAGAGCAAGACTTGCATTGACTGATACAGTTTCAGGTATAGGACAAGGACGAGTTGAAAAGAATTTAGAACAACATATAGAATTTTTACAAGAAGAAAGTTTTTTTCAGAAAGCACATAAACAGGCAAAACTATTAAAATTAACAGATCGAAGTAATCCAATGACGAGAGAGTTTTACCATGATTATGCGTTAAGTTTTGGTGTAAATTTTCGTTCTATGAACATGATGCGTGAAGGTGGTAAAAAGATTAGTAATATGTTGTTGGGTCGAATGTATTTCTTTCGTTATGAACCAGATGTAGAAATAACGAATCAAACAAGAAATGAGATTTATGATAATTATCCTTTAATCTTTTTGTTATATGAAGATGCAGATAATTTTTCTGGTATTAATTTTCATTATATGTCACCAAAACAAAGAAAAATACTTTTGGGAAATATGTTTTTATATTTAAATAATGAAAAATATGATAGAAGTACTAAGATACTTGCACAAGCTTTTAGAAATCGAGTAATGAGTGAGAGAAAATTGCGTTATGCAAAATTAGCTTATAGGTCTTATAGACCAGATAATATACGTTCAAAAATAGTTCAAGTGCATCCATTGGATTGGGAGTTAGCGATAGGAGTAAACACAGAAAGATTTAAGAAAGTAGTTGGTTCAAGACTAGAAAGTAAAAGAATTTGGGTTGAAACAAATAAAAAGGCACAACAAGGAAAATAGGAGCAACACATGGCACAAATACCACAAATCGAAACAGTTTCAGGTATAGGTAATGGTTCTACTGGTTCATATCAGCATGAAAGTAATGCAGGCAGAACAGCTGCTGGAGATAATGATAAATCAGTTAAACCTTTTACGAGTTTAGTTTTTCCAAATGATTTAAATCCAGATAATTACTATCCGGAAGCCATGTGTTTTACGATTAAAAAACGTATTAGTTTAAATTTAAATGATGTTGCAAAACAGACAGGTGAATCATTTGACAGAATTAAAAAAGTATATAGTGATGAAAATGCAAGACAGAATAAACCAGTTAAAGAAAAACAAGAAGAAGGCAAAGCTGAAGATTCACAAAATAAAATAAAAACTGGTGTGTCAGCAAATAACTTGGAACTGATTGGTGGAGAATTAATAACTGCTGCACAAAATCTTGCTAATTTAAGAGATCAAAGACGTAGAGAAGCAATAAGAACAGGTTCAAATATTGTTGGAAGTATTTATTTAAATATGCCATCATCAATACAGTATAATGATTCTATGAATTGGGAGGGTAGACAATTAGGTGCAATCGGGGCCATTACAAAAGGAGCAATTGATGGAGGTGGTTCAGAAGGTGCAATAGCAGGTGAAGCTCTTGGAAAAGCTGGTATACTTGCTGGTGGTGCAGTTGGTGGTATGATTGGTAAACTTTTAGATGCTGCTAAAATTCCAGTTGGCGGTGGTCTTGGTGCTATTATAGGTGGAGTTGCAGGTGGAG